AGAAGTAACTTTTTATACGTAACACGATCATCATAAATTTTCTCCATTAGTTCTGGCAAAAATCCCCTTTTATCTTTTCGAAAATATGCACCATTTGGAGTCATACAATGTTCAGTTTCGTTCTTTAATTCGCCCTTTAAAATCTTATCAACTAATCCTTCTTTCTTTTCACTGGGAACTAATGTCTCTGGTGAAATATTGTATTGCATAATTAAGTGTGGGTATAGAGAGTTTAAATCAAATGACATTACCCACTTATGCATTCCCACTTGTGGATCTTTTACATAAGCACCTTCAAACTTTTCAAACTTTTCATGTTGTTTTTTCTGTGGAATAACTATATTTTTTTCTTTAAGATAATTATATATAAGAATATCCCAGTAACGAACCGTACCTAAAACGTCAGTAAAATTAACTTTTGCATCATATGCCATAGTCAAACATAATTCAATTAGTTTCATCTTGTCTTCTAATTTATCAACAAGTTCAACGTCACCGATATTATACTCAATAAAAGATTGAAAATCTTTTGTGTACCACTCTCTAAATGTATCGAAAGGATTCCCTGCCTTTTGTTCTCCCAATTCTACTTTTGCAATATGATCTAATCGATAAGATTCTTGAGCAGAATATGTGAACTTCCGATACAAATCATAATAATCTAAAGCAGCAATCCCCTGTATATTATATACTTGATGATTACGCCCCATTTGATATACTTGACGTGGTTGTACACTTTTCCAAGGAGAAAGACGTTTTACCTCTTCCTCATCAAATACCTTTTTAATACGATTACAAAGATAGGGAATATCAAAAAACTCTGTGTTCCAACCTGTAACAACATCTGGCTGATGTTTTTCCCAGAACACAAGAAAATCTTTGAGCAGATGTTTCTCACTCTCACACTCAATATAAGTTACATCTTCACGATCAGTTTTAAACTTACCAATACCCCACACAACGATCTTTTTGTTCTGGTGATTTTTAACTGTAATAGACAACATCTCTTCTTCAGCAAGAAATGCAGAAGGAAATCCATTTTCACATTGAACTTCAATATCAATAGTTACAATTAAAAGCTGATCAATATTCCAATCAATAGTTCCCTTGTACGTATCTGACAAATAACAATATGCATATTGAGTATTTCCAAATATTAAATCAGGTTGGTTTTTATATTGTTCAACCCATTCTTTGGCCTCTCTCATTGTAGGTAATTTTACTGGAGAAACGAAATCACCATTTAAAGTTTTATATGGCGTAGGTTCTTCAACAAGAGAATATAATGTTGGGGAATATTTAATCCTTTTATTTACTCTCTGGCCATTTGACACTTCCCTCAACAGGAGAAAATTCCCCCATTGGAGAGCATTTGTATAAAAACTCATGTTATAGTTATATCATCTTTTAGTAAAAATGTCAAGACCAGTTATCACGATTTTTGAAATATTTAAACACCATTGCAGTAATACCTTTATTAATTTTTTCAATACCTGTAAGGCCAGGGTTTGAATTAACTTCTAATACATATGGTGGTTCTTTCTCTCTATCTTTAGATGGAATCAAATCTACACCAGTAAGAATACCACCAACTGCTTTTGATGCTTTGATGGAAACTTCTTTTTCTAATTCTGTCAATTCCATTTTTTCTGGTTCAGCACCAAGAGAAATATTACTTCTAAAATCTGCACCCTTAATAACATTTCTTTTCATTACAGCAATAACTTCATCATGCAAAACCATAGCCCTAATATCATAGTCTAGTTCTATAAACTCTTGTACCAATAATGGAAGTTTTTTATCTAACATCATCATCATTTGAACAGTCGTATGTAATGTTCTCATGTTATCAATCTTCACCACACCAACCCCTGTTATAGTGCCCTGCGACAATTTAAGTATAACAGGAAAATCACTTTTTAATTCTTTAAATGCTCTTTCTGAATCTTCTGAATGAGTTATACGAACAGTTTTTGGTGTTCTTAGTCCAGCATTTCTTAAATAAACATCTGTTAAATATTTGCTACCGCATATACTCTGACATTCTATAGAATTTAAAAGAAAATGACCACGCAGCTCAAGTGCTTGGAGCATATCTTTCCAATGTCTCCTATCAGCAGGCAAATCTCTATATAAGAACAGAGTATTTTCTTGATCTATTTCTATTGGTTCAGCATATTCTATTTTTTCACCTTTTGAATTTGGTGGTTTATATTCACCAGTTTTATCATCTATAGGAAAATAATTTATATACACCTTACCATTTTTATTTGATAAAAAAACTCCATTGTAATCTACATAATGTACATTAATACCAGAGGATTTTGCAGCTTTATCCATAGTATCCATCATACCTAGATGATCGTCTTTTAAAACATCCCTAGATGAATCCCCTGTATGATAAAAACATACAATTTTATATGGCGCTTCCTTTGCCTCTGAAATAAACTCTGAAAACTTTTCCATTAAATTTCTTTTTTCTTCCCAATATTATATTTGGTTTCTAGCGTCCAATTTTCCTTTTCTCCATAAGACAAAACCTTAATTTGACTTAAAGGGGCAACTGGTTCTGCAACGCTTAATATTGTAACCAATCCCCAATCATTCAAAAGATTTGCTATCGTATTTCTACGTGCAATGTCATTCTCTGAAAGATTGGTCTGTTTACCATCTAGTGCAAACAACTCCTTAAAATGTACAATATAATATCGTCCCTGTTTATGTAATATATGACAGGACTGATATAATTTTTTTTCTTTTCTTGAAGCAACACCTATACGAGATAGAGTTTCCCGTACTTTTAGAAAATCGTCTGGTTCTTTCAAACTGATTTCTAGCATCTGCTCCTGAGTCCAACTAACCTCTTCCATCTCTTCCACCTTTATATAATTTTTCTTTTATAGCGGAAATCTGTTTATCGTTCAGTATATCAAGAGCGTCCCTCGCCTTTTCGGTATTGTATCCATAGAACTCTTTAACATACTCTAAATCACTTAATTCCGTCGCCTTCATCCAAGGTGCGAATCTCTTCCTTGGTCTTAAACTATTTAGTAAATAGTCAAATTGAAGTTTCTTATCTAAATGATGATATTGGTTTAATTCGTTAACTAATAGTATAGTGTCTGTAAATGGAGCTAAACATTTATTTACAATATATGGCGGATATTTTTTCTCCCATTCTTCATCTTCTGTGTCTAACAAATTTTCTTTTGTTTGATTGATTGCCTTGAGATAATCTTTCAATTCATAAGCCATAAGCTTCTTCCATTGTCATCATTCTAGATTCACCTATTTCTTCCATGTTTGCTCGTTCAATTAATAATAAATCTTCTTTTGTTTTTCCACTAGACATCAAAGTTATTGTAAAAGCTCTCGGACTTTGACAACAACAAAACAGGTCTACTAGACGTTCAGCCTCAGTACCTATTATTTCACGTACTTGATCTCTAGTAACATTTAAATTTGGTTGAAAATATTCTGTGCCATATACAGAATGAAATAAACCAGCATCCTGTACATACTCTTCAGCACCCCACTGTTTTAAAAGATCATGTGTACCTATAAGATGATGTAACAAAGTATTAATTCCATGTATACATTCATCACACCCCAACTGTTTTAAAAAATCAATTTTTGTAATAGTCGAGTCGATCAACACCACCTACCTCCAAATTACATTTAAAAACTATACAAGTTCTTAACTCATAACATTGACGGGAAACAGGCATGGCCATATGAGGCAGATGAGCATCAAATACGACTAATCTATTTCCTACATATTCAATAAGAGTACCGTCTACCACAGTTCCACCACCCCAATCCTCTTGCCAATCACATCGTGGATAATAGATCATAGTAAAATCACCATCATCCTGATGCATATGAGGTTCTATACCATGTGTATGAGAATTCATATATATGCGTACAAAATCATCAAGAAGATATTTTTCCTTAAAATCATATTTTATTTTTGCAACATCCCAAATAGGTAGTGTCCACTCGTACCCATTGTCAACAACTTCCTTCGGATTATGTCCACAAAAAATATGCCAGTGCTTATTGGCACATCCCCTTCTAGAATAGTAATCATATTGCCAAGAAAGGTCTTTCATCTGTAACTGAACAAATTCTGCTACATGTTCTTCAAGAACATTATCATATACATCCATTGTCATATTAAAGCATCCATTTTTTTATTGAACTCCTCACTGTATTGTTTCTTACTCAACAACACCTTCCTATAGTTCTTACGATATTCCCTCAGTTTTGTTTTTAAAAAATTATCATCACGCAACCATTCTATCTTCCACAATAACTCTTCTACAGACCTCACTCTTTGCCAAACATCTATATTATATGTATTACCTTTGTCATACTCAAAATCTTTAGTACACCACACAAAGGGTATTATTCCCACAGCAAGAGCTTCAATATATCTAGAGGTAGTTGCATTCTCATCTTTCCAATTAAAACAGACAGTACTTCTACTAGGTTTTACGATAGGTAACAAATCTCTCCAATCTCTAGCCCAAGGAAATATCTTATTTTCCTCTGTTTCTTTTAAATGTAAAAATCCACCAACTAAAGTGGTGGTAATTCCTTTCTTATCATATAAATCATAAATTACTTGATCTCTGTCATCTTTCCAAGAAGCACCCCAATATGTAAAATCTATTTTCTTAGTAGTGTCTATATTTAAACCTTTAGTTAATGTTGGTATGTTATGAAATTTCATACCATTTATATTTCCAGAGAAATCACACTCATCAATTATATGGAAATTTTTTAGGTTCACCCCCTTCAGAGTTTTTGTCCTATACAATTCTTCATCGTCTGCTCGTTCATTTCTCCAGAGAATTATTGTCTTATTTTCAAAATAAGATTTAATTTCTTTTATCGCAGTTTCAGTCTTTTCTAAGTATTCCCTGTAGGGTAATTTAACAGGCCAAGGATATACATATCCTATAGCCGTACTTACATTTGCATGAGATTCATATTGTTCTTGCCATAATTCTGGACAGTGAAATCTCCATTCAGATTCACTAGGTAAGATTATATAATCTGCGTGTTTAATAGCATCTTTATTGCGAATAGGTTTGGAACCATCAAAGGTAAAATTATAACCAGCAAAATTTAAATCTGGTCTAGTTACCATCCATTGTTCATACAATTCATAAAAACTGTCCATAGGTTGCGAACACGTTTGTTCATATCGTATCCCCATCCTTATTTTTGCGATAGTGACATTCATTTAAATTTTACTTTTGCCATCACCTCTGTTAAAAATGCGAGGGTATTTATTTCTTGATCTGCAACAAATGCTGACTTATATTGGTACTCACCCAATAATATAACCAACAAAGGAATACTGTTCCCATCAATATAATCATACATATTGTCATAAACATTACGGAACAGACAAACAGGATCATTGTCCAGATTGTTAATAACCCATTTACGAACATTGGTAAACTCCTTATTTTTCATGGAGTGTATTAATTCTTTAATATTTATCTCTGATATGTCTACCAGTATTCCTGCGTCAATCGTTCCAGAAACAGAATATCTTTGAAGTTCATTAAGTATTCTTCTCCAATCAGGAAAATGCTTGTTTATGACTTCGGCAAGAACTCTCTCGTCATATGTAATTCCCTGCTCATCCAAGATTGTCTTTAATCGATTAAGAAATGCCAGTGCTAATTGTGGTTTCTCAGAATTGGGAATAACAAATTCCACCACACTACAACGAGAATGTAATGGTTCGATCAATCGATTTTTGTAATTACACGTGAGAACGAACCCACAGTTTTTATGGAATTCTTCTATCAATCCACGCAATGCTGGTTGGGTTGATTGG